AGCAGCAGACACCGAAGTACGTGAACGTGCAATGCATGAATTAGAAGGCTTACTAGCTGGTTTAGAATAAATTCCTACTACCTTAGGAACCGTGACGTTACAAAAGGCGTCACAAGAAAGCGACTTTCGGGTCGCTTTTTTTATCTGATAAATACTTATAAATTAACTGAGTATATAACTTATGGCAGACTTAACAAAACGAGCGTATGCAAAAACGGAATATACGGACAGTCAACTACTTGAATTTAGTAAGTGCTTTGATCCGTATTATTTCTTGAACACTTACTTTACTATCCAACATCCCACTAAGGGTAGTATGATTTATAAAGCATATGAATACCAAGATGAACTTGTGAATTCGTATCATAACTATCGTTATTCGATTTCAATGCTTGGTCGTCAGATGGGTAAGTCCACAACGGCAGCCGGATATCTTCTTTGGTATGGTATGTTTGTTCCTGACCAAACTATACTTATTGCGGCTCACAAATACTCAGGTGCGCAAGAGATTATGCACAGAATTAGATATGCATATGAAATGTGTCCTGACCATATTCGATGTGGTGTTGTATCATACAATAAAGGATCGATAGAGTTTGATAATGGTTCTCGTATTATCGCACAAGCGACAACAGAAAACACAGGTCGTGGTCTTTCTATCTCTCTGCTATACGCAGACGAATTTGCATTCGTGCGACCTACGATTGCGAAAGAGTTCTGGACTTCTATCTCTCCCACCCTTGCTACTGGTGGTAAAGCGATTATCACATCAACGCCTAACTTGGATGATGACCAGTTTGCTCTTATTTGGCAAGGTGCTAACAAACGTATTGATGCGTATGGCAATGAAACAGTTGTAGGTGTCAATGGGTTCAAACCTTATATGGCTGTGTGGTCACAACACCCAGACCGTGATGATACATGGGCAGCGGAAGAAAAAGGTCGTGTTGGCGAAGAACGATTTAGACGTGAACATAATTGTGAATTTATTGCATTTGATGAAACGCTTGTTGATAGTATTAAACTTTCTCAATACAAGGGTATCGAACCTAAACATCGCACAGGACAAATACGTTGGTATGATAGCATTAAAAAGGGCAACACATATGTTGTAGGACTTGATCCTGCTATGGGTACCGGCGGCGATAATGCAGCGATTGAAGTTTGGTCTCTACCAGAAATGAATCAAGTTGCAGAGTGGCAACATAATAAAACTGATATACGTGGACAAGTTAGAACACTACATGATATTCTTACTATCATCTATCAGGAATTACGTGAGCTAGGAGACAATCAACCTGAGCTATATTGGTCAGTAGAAAACAACTCACTGGGAGAAGCGGCTCTTATAGTCATTGACGAAATGGATGAAGACAAATTCCCAGGAGAGTTTCTACATGAACCCAAGAAACGTGGCGTACAACGTGCTATTCGTAAAGGATTTACAACGACATACAAGACAAAGATTACAGCGTGTATGAAGATGAAAGCATGGATGGAAAGTGATAAGATGACACCTCTATCTAAAAACTTGATACGAGAGTTAAAGACATTCGTAGCAAGCGGTAAATCATACGAAGCAAAACTAGGTGAAACTGATGACTTAGTTTCAGCGACACTGCTATGTGTTAGACAGATACAAGTCATTACACGATTTGATGAACAATATGAGCAATTACTAGGTGAAAGTTTGGATAGTGATGAAGGTTACGATGACGAACCGCTTCCTGTAGTATTTTGATAAATACATCTATACGGAGATTAATATGGCTGTAAATATTGACAGAATAGCAGAAAAGACAATGAAGATTATTCAGGGTCTTGGTCTACAAACAAAGATGTTTGATTCATCACAAGGAAAAAGCGTGGCTGACCCTCAGAAAGCACGTTACTTTTTCGTAGAAATGCCAAACCTTATGGTATTCATCGATGAAGAATCACATGACTTAAATGTTGACTTGGGTGAGCGTACTGATTTAGACAACCCTCAAGTTAAGAAACTTGTAGATATGCTGAAAGACACAGCACGTAGTAATCTACTAGACTTTAACACAAAATCATTCGGTAAGCATATTGAACCAAAAAACTATGCTTTCAAAATAGAACAAAACAAGGAGCAGGCTATGAGTGACGTATTCAATGAAGGTATCTCACCACTAGAAGGATCATCACGCACAAGTCGCCAAACACTAGAAAACGCAAGAATTATCGTAAAGCATCGTAACCCAGTAAATGAAGAAAGTCGTGGCGCACGTTCACGTAATATTTCAGCTATCTTTATTGAAAACGCTGATGGTGAACGTTTCAAGTATCCGTTTAAACATTTGAACGGCGCAAGAGCAATGGCTAGACACGTTGCTAACGGTGGCGTACCAAGTGATATGGTTGGCGAAGCGATTGTTGAGCATTCGTCAAATCTATCAAAGCTAAAAGAATTCATGAACGTTGTAAACAAGCAAGGTCTTGTAAACGAAAACAATCGTTCAATCGTTGCTAACGTAAAGCAGAAGATGGATTCAATCAAAGAGTCAATCAAGCGTATTCAAGGTGCTAAAGGTTATACAGCATTCGTTGAGTCAATGGCATTGAATGAAAACTCAGATGATGTAGAAATTTCGGAAGATACAGTAAACGATTATGTATCGAAATTTACTAAAACAACATTTGAAGAATCACTAAAAGATATTCTACCACTTGTTCATCGTGTAAACGAAGAAGAAATGGAAAACAATCGTGCGAACCAAGTAGCACGTGTCAAAGAAATTATCACAGCAGTTGACAAAAAGACAGGTGAAAAGAAAAACAAAATCTCATTCCCAACAAAGGGTGACGGTTTTAATTTCGATAGTATCAAACGACAGTATGCTAAACCTACAAATGCAGCACAAGCACAGCAACAAAAAATCGACATGATGTCTCTACAATTTGATGATTTAGCAGACCGTGTTGATGTTGATACAACAGATGACAAGAAACGTAAAAACAAAGGTCATGACAGAGCAGCAGAACTATCAAACTTCCTACGTGACTTCGGTGAAGAAATCAGAACTAATGCTAAAGGCCTTAATAAAGAGAAGGTTGCACTAGCTGGTATGCTTCTTAAAATGTCAAAGACACAAACAGAAGATGTACATGAAGCAAAGACAGTCGAAGAAAAATTCGATGACATGTTAGCAGAAGCATTCTCAAAATTTGATATCTTAGACTAATCAAAATAAAAATAAAAAATAAAAAAGGGCGCTTCGGCACCCTTTTTTTAATAAATACTGTATACTATTATTTTTTGGAGGGCAAGATATGTCAAAATTCAGAGGTATTACATGGAACAATTCGAGATTTGGACCAAAGATTCAAATCAGACGATCTATTGATTTAGCAGAACTAGGAGACTTGGGTAATATTACTGATGAACCAAACGATCTGCCAACACGTGGTGCAACCAATCGTGCTGATAAAGGAGGTTCAACATCGGGTACTCGAAATTATACAGATTTCAGAGGTATCGCAGGTCAATACAGCAATGTAGTTGACACACAAGACATGGGATTAATTTCTGATAATGCTACCCCACATAGAATTTGGAGTTCAACAGGTGCTATTACAGATATTGTAACATCTGCACCAACATCACTTGATAATCCTGGTTCAACTACTACAACATATGACTGGGGGTCTATATCACCATTAAGTAATCTTGGAACAGAAAAACTATATTCTGACACCACTCTCGCTGGTGGTAGATACGATTCACTACCAACATTCCGTTTCTTATATGATGGTAAATACGCATTGTGGTCAATCTACAATGGAGGTGGTAATGGGTCAGGTATGACATACTGGAATATGGAAAACGGTACAAATTATGATTTAACTTCCGGTGTTGCAAATACAGTATACAATGGGTACTTTGGTTCATTAATTAATCACATCAGTCCGGACGGTTCAAAGGGTTACTTTATAAGAACTCCTGGACAAGACGGCGGTCCCTCAAACAGCAGTGTTTCAGCTGGCAACTTAGAGATATGGACAATTACTTTTGCGACACCTGGAGACTTTTCAACAGCAACTAGTACCACGGGTTCAAAAACAGTGCTAACATTGAGTGCCTCAGCAGGATCAGGTCAGATTACAGGCATCACTTGGTTTGACAATGGTAACAAAGTAATAATATCAGACGAGTATTGGCGTTTTGATATATTTGAGTGTTCGGACCCTTATGATCCGTTGACAATACAATCAAACCCAACCACTGTTACAATAAATCCAATCACTGATGAATGGTCAACAACAGTAGCCGGAAACTTAGCGAGTGCGACATTCTCGGATGACGGTAGAACAATGTTTGCAACAAACTCTAACAAAGTTTTCACACAGTATGATTTATCGACACCTTGGGATTTGTCAACTAGAACAGTAAGAAGTTCGATCCAAGTACCAAACAATAGTACTATACTTACAACATCTAGGGACGTACTTGTTCTTGATGTGGATCCAGTTAATGGAGTCTTATGGTTCGCAGGCGGCTACAATAACGATGGCCTGTACGGAAAATATCTTGAGGTAGTATCATCATAATGAGTCTATAAAACCAATAAGTGATAATAAAGTAAAAAGCGGCATCTGCCGCTTTTTTTGTTGACAGATATAACGAATCACATTATAGTATATATGTAAGTTGAGAGAAAAGGACACAATATGTATTATATCGCTATCGCAAAAGGCAACTTCGGTAAAGAAATGATGTTCTGGGATAAGAAAGCGAAAGCATTCTGCAACAAATTGCCAGACTTAAAGCGTGATGCATATACTAGTTTCTCAGCAACACAGCATAAGCGAGTAAAAGCACAACAAGTATGGCGTGAGATTGTTGATGCTCACGTTGCCCAAGGCGGCAAGCGTGATGAAATTGGTCTATACACATTGGGTGAATCCTATGTAGATGATATCGCAAAAGGTAAGCAAGTTTTATTATAAAAAACTTGACAATACTGCGAATCGTGTTATATTAATTAAGTAATCAGGAGAGACAAATGACTTACTTCACATTTAAAGCATACGGTTCGATTTTCACTGCTAAAGCAGAAACCGGACTTGAACTTATGGAAACAGCCAACAAAGAACTTCTTTGGGGTAATCCAGAGAGCAAGGATGGTATGTGGTTTGAACAAGGTTCTGACACATATGTTTGGGTTGAAGGAAACTTTTTTGATTAAAAAGGTTGACAAATCAGCGAATCATGCTATATTAATTATGTAATCAAGAGAGAGGACTACTCAATGGCTTATATGTCTCAAGAACGTAAAAAAGAAATCGCTGTCAACGTTAAGAAAGTTGCTAAAGCATATGGCTTTACAGGTCGTGAAGTAACTGTTGGTGTTAACAATCATTCAACTCTTGTAGTCAATATCTTTGGTGGTCCGCTAGACTTCATCGGTGATGCTCAGTTACACAATGATGAATACGCACGTATGCGTGGTGAGCAGTCTCGTCCTGTTGGTTCTTACATTCAAGTAAATCAGTATTACTGTGAAGAACATGCTACTGATCCTGTCATTAAGCGTTTCTACGGTGACTTGCTTGCTGCGATTATGTCTACAGGTTACTACAATAATAGTGACGCAATGATTGACTACTTTGATCATGACTTCTACATTGATATCAATGTGGGTCGTTGGGATCGTCCTTACAACTATCGTGAAGAATTGAAGGCGGCTGCTTAATGTTATACATTGTAAAAGTTAAAGGTAGCGGAGATACAGTCGCTATCTGTTCCCGAAAAGAAGATGCACTAGCATTTTTAGCAGGGCAAAAAGTAGATAAAGTAACTTATGAAATAGAAGAGGTATCAAAATGAGTGCAATGGGCAATTTTGTTGTAGAAGTACAAGAACGTGTATATGGTCTTATTGAAGATGGTGTAGACGTTGATAAAGTATATGAAATCATCGATGCCGAATATGGGCAAATGGGTGTAGGTCTTGTCGCCAATTGTTATTTTGAAGACGCATATGATGGAGCACCAGTATGAACCTTTCTAAAACTATGAGCATTGAAGAGGCTCTTGAAAAAAATTATCCCATTCATGTTGTATATGAGTATGACACGAAGGAGATTGTGGGTTGGTATGCATTCGGTGAGAAACTTGCTCAATTGGAAGCAAGTGACCGATGTGCCAAAAATGGACCTGACACGTATAACTATGCTAAATGGGAACGATATGCCTTTATACGTGACAAACATGAAAAACATTTACGACAACTCGAAGAAATTGAAAGTAGATTGTAAAAAATTATCGGAGATTTAGGTCTCCGATTTTTTTATCAAAGGGTGCATTTTAGCCTTGACTTTGATAAATAACTTTGCTATTATCTATCTATTAACTTAGAGAGGTGATACATCTAGGCTAATACAAAAACTAACACAGGCTAATATAGGCTAATATAGGAGAAAACATTATGGCAACTTTAGCAGAAATTCGTGCGAAACTGCTGGCACAAGAAAACAAAGCAGAATCAAATTCCAATCAAAATCGTGGCACAGATGCAATCTATCCGTTCTGGAATATGGACAATGATAGCACTGCGGTTATTCGATTCCTTCCAGATGCAGATAACGGTAACACATTCTTCTGGCGTGAACGTCAGGTGATTAAGATGCCTTTCGCAGGTGTTGTAGGTGGTGAGCAAAAGCCTATCACTGTACAAGTACCGTGTGTTGAAATGTGGGGAGATACATGTCCTGTACACGCAGAAATTCGTCCTTGGTTCAAAGACCCAGCAATGGAAGACCTAGGTCGTAAGTATTGGAAAAAGCGTTCATACATTTTCCAAGGGTTTGTAGTAACAGATCCAATGAACGAGGAAACTCCAGAAAATCCAATTCGTCGTTTCGTGATTGGTCCACAAATCTTCAAACTGCTAAAAGCAGCGTTGATGGATCCAGATATGGAAAACATGCCAACTGATTATGATGCAGGCACTGACTTCCGTTTGACAAAAACTCAAAAGGGTCAGTACGCAGATTACTCTACTTCAAACTGGGCTCGTAAAGAGCGTTCTCTAAATGAAGCAGAGCGTCAGGCAATTGAAACTCATGGTCTGTTTGACTTGAATGAATTCATGCCAAAGCGCCCTTCACAAGAGGAACTAAATGTAATCATGGAGATGTTTGAAGCATCAGTAGATGGTGAACTATATGATCCACAACGTTGGGGTAACTTCTATAAGCCATATGGTCTTGAAGTTCCTGAAGGTGCTGTTCAGAATACATCATCAGGTTCATCAGTATCGGCTGCACCTACTCCGAAAGCTGCTCCCGCTCCGGCTCCAAAGCCTGCTCCAGCACCAACGGCAACAGTAGAGGAAGATGATATTCCTTTTAAATCAAATGAAGAAGTAGAAGCAGAAGCAGCTTCTTCTGCTCCAGCAGGTGCTGGTAAGGATGCTTCTGATATCCTGGCAATGATCCGCGCTCGTAAGAGTGACTAATCATTTGACTAACTCGGAGGGCAGGAATGCCCTCCCTTTTTCAAACATTATGGAGTAGATTATGGCAAAAGCATTTGATGCGAGTAAATTTCGTAAATCAATTACAAAATCAGTTCCGGGTATGTCAGTAGGTTTTCGTGACCCTGACACATGGATCTCAACAGGTAACTACTGTCTAAACAAGTTGATTAGTGGCGACTTTCATAAAGGTATCCCACTAGGTAAAGTAACAGTTCTAGCAGGTGAAAGTGGTGCAGGTAAGTCATACATTGCGTCAGGTAATGTAGTAAAGAACGCACAGGATCAAGGTATCTATGTTGTTCTTATCGACAGTGAAAACGCACTAGACAACTCTTGGCTAGAAGCACTTGGCGTAGATACAAGCGAAGACAAACTTCTTAAACTAAATGTAGCAATGATTGATGATGTTGCTAAAATCGTTTCGGACTTTATGAAAGAATATCGTGCTGACTATGGCGATGCTGATGAAGAAGACCGTCCTAAGGTTCTATTCGTACTAGACTCACTAGGTATGATGCTAACACCTACTGATGTTGACCAATTCAACAAAGGCGATATGAAAGGTGATATGGGTCGTAAGCCTAAAGCACTAGCAGCACTTGTTCGTAACTGTGTGAACATGTTTGGCGACTTTAATGTGGGTCTAGTAGCAACTAACCACACATACGCATCACAAGATATGTTCGATCCTGACGATAAGATTTCAGGTGGTCAAGGCTTTATCTATGCGTCAAGTATTGTTATCGCTATGCGTAAGTTGAAACTGAAAACAGATGCAGACGGCAACAAGACATCACAAGTACATGGTATTCGTGCGGCATGTAAAATTATGAAGACACGTTATGCGAAGCCGTTTGAAAGTGTACAAGTAGAAATCCCATATGAAACAGGTATGTCTCCTTATTCAGGTCTACTTGAATTCTTTGAAGCAAAAGGTCTTCTCGTTAAGCAAGGTAATCGTCTAAAGTATGTTACCAAATCTGGTGAAGAAATGATTGAGTTCCGCAAGAACTGGACAGATGAAAAGCTAGATGTAATCATCAATGAGTGGAATATGGAAGACATCGATGCTGAGAAGCACGGTCTTGAAGCACTTGAAGTAGATGATAACGGCGACATCGTTGATGAAAACGCAGTACTTAACGGGGAAGAATAATGGCTAAATATCTTTCTACAAAGACATATGGACATAACATCGGACTTTCAGCAGTCTTTCGTCAACCACATGCAGACCACTCACATTGTAGATTTTTACATGGATATAGTCTTGCATTCAAATTTACTTTTGGGTGCAATGAACTGGATCATCGTAATTGGTGTGTGGACTTTGGTGGATTAAAACCACTAAAGGCTTGGCTAGAAGATAGTTTTGATCATAAAGTAGTTATTGACAAAGCTGATCCAATGATGTATCATTTCGAAACACTACAAACTGTTGGTGTTGCAGAACTGACTATAATGGATGGCGTCGGTGCCGAAAAGTTTGCAGAACATGCATGGAACTTTGCAGATAAAATGGTACGTGAACAAACAAATAATCGTTGTTGGTGTGTGAGTGTTGAATGTTCAGAACACGGCGCAAACTCAGCAATTTATGAGGCATAAAAAATATGGCAATAGAAACTGATTTTATCTTTGACTTGTGGGAAGCAATGAAACCATTAATCCCAGCCAAAGAGAAGATGGAAGCGGCAGAACGAATTATCAAACAATGTGACGAGTTTGGTATTTCTAAAGTCGATCTGGAAGATATGATTGAGAATGATAAAATTCTACAAACAGCATTCGATAGATACTTTGCAGATGACTTTGAAGACGAAGACGATGATTCTTGGGATGATTATGACGAATGAGTTGGTATCGTAAAGTTGTAGCGGACTGGAATAATATTCCACAATGTCTTGACCATTTTGAAAAAGAACTGGCAGAAGCGAGGACTGAGGTTAAGATTAAGGGAAACGTAGAGCGTAACTCTACAGAACTTCCAGCATATGTAGAACTACGATTCTCACAACTACAAGAGTTAGAAGCCATCCTAGAACATCTAAATATAAGTTTACGCAAAAAGCGTAGCGAATATTTAAGAAAATATTTAGAGAACTACAACAAAGCATTGTCTAGCAGGGACGCAGAAAAATATGCTGATGGTGAAGATGAAGTTGTAGCAATCTCAGAACTTATAAACCAAGTAGCGTTGATGCGAAATCAATTTCAGGGTATTACAAAGGGATTTGAAATCAAACATTTCCAATTAAGTAACATTATCAAGTTGAGAGTAGCAGGCATGGAAGACGCAGACATAAACACTAGATATTAAGATGGGCGCAGTGTGTGTAAATACATTGCTATTTTGGAGAATTAAAAACAATGAGTAATATTCAAGTTACTAAAAGGGATGGAACGAAAGAAGAATTAGACCTAGAAAAAATGCATAAAGTTGTATTTTTTGCTTGTGACGGCATCAATGGTGTAAGCGCAAGCGAAGTAGAACTGAAATCTCATATTCAGTTTTATAATGGTATTACTAGTTCTGAAATTCAGGAGACCCTTATTAAAGCAGCCGCTGATTTGATTAGTGAAGAAACACCGAACTATCAGTGGGTAGCAGGTAATTTGATTAATTATCATATTCGTAAAGATGTATATGGTACGTTTGAACCAATTCATGTATTCGATCTTGTTCAACAGAACGTTGAAAGAGGTTTTTATGATCCTGCTCTACTAGAAGATTATACAAAAGAAGAATGGGATAAGATTAACGGTTTCATTAAACATGAACGTGACTTCAATATCTCATACGTTGGAATGGAACAGTTTCGTGGAAAGTATCTAGTACAGAACAGAGTAACGAAACAACTATTCGAAACACCACAAATGGCATACATTCTTATTGCTGCGACACTTTTCAGTCAGTATCCTCGCAACGAAAGAATGCGTTGGGTGAAAGATTATTATGACGCTGTAAGTAATTTTGACATTTCACTACCGACGCCAGTTATGGCAGGGGTGCGCACACCACAGAGACAATTTTCATCCTGTGTCCTAATTGAAACTGATGACTCGCTTGATTCAATCAATGCGACCTCAAGTGCAATTGTAAAATATGTCTCACAAAAAGCGGGTATTGGTGTTGGTGCAGGTTCAATTCGTGCAATCAACTCACCTATCCGCAACGGCGATGCGTCACATACAGGTGTTATTCCATTCTATAAAATGTTCCAGGCTGCCGTGAAATCTTGCTCACAAGGTGGGGTCCGCGGTGGTGCTGCAACTCTTTATTATCCTATCTGGCACTACGAAGTAGAAGACCTACTGGTGCTTAAAAATAACAAAGGCACAGAAGACAATCGTGTGCGTCATCTAGACTACGGCGTACAATTTAACAAAGTTATGTATGAGCGTCTACTACAAGGCGGTGACATTACCCTATTCTCTCCTCAGGATGTACCTGGACTTTATGAGTCATTCTTTGCCGATCAAGATAAGTTCCGTGAACTATATGAGAAAGCAGAACGTTCAACGAAACTACGCAAGAAAACAATCCCAGCGATTGAACTATTCTCGGCATTTATGAATGAACGTAAGAATACAGGTCGTATCTATTTGATGAACGTGGATCATGCTAATGACCACGGATCATTCAAGGCAGAAGTTGCTCCTATTCGTCAATCAAATCTTTGCTGTGAAATCAATCTACCAACTAAACCACTACAGCATATCTTTGACGAAGAAGGTGAAATCTCACTATGTACACTAAGTGCTATCAATTGGGGCAACATAAAAACTCCAGAAGATTTTGAGAAGCCCTGTGAACTAGCAGTGAGTGGCCTAGATGCACTATTAGATTATCAGAAATATCCCGTACTAGCGGCTGAACTGTCAACTAATAAGCGTAGACCTCTTGGTGTGGGTATTATTAATTTTGCCTATTGGTTAGCTAAAAATGATACCAACTACTCAAATCCAAACTTAGACTTAGTTGATGAATGGGCAGAAGCATGGAGTTACTTCTTAATCAAAGCGTCAAACAAACTAGCACAAGATATGGGTGCATGTCCAGGCGTATGTGAAACAAAGTACGGCGATGGTGTTGTACCAATGGATACACGTAAGCGTGATGTAGATGAACTTACTCCATACGTCGAGCGCCAAGATTGGGCATCATTGCGTGAAGACTTAAAGACTACAGGTATTCGTAACTCAACTCTAATGGCTCTAATGCCAGCAGAAACATCAGCACAGATTTCTAACTCTACAAACGGCATTGAACCGCCACGTAGCTATGTGTCCGTGAAGCAATCAAAGCACGGTGTCCTAAAGCAGGTTGTACCGGGTATTCATAAACTGAAAAACAAATATGAACTACTATGGGATCAACAATCTCCTCAGGGTTACATTAAGATTATGGCAGTACTACAGAAATATATCGACCAAGGTATTTCTGTGAACACATCATATAACCCAGTGTTCTTTGAAGATGAAAAGATTCCAATGTCAACAATGCTACAAGACTTGATTATGTTCTACAAATATGGTGGTAAGCAACTTTACTACTTCAATACATTTGATGGTCAGGGCGAAGTTGATGTAAACAAGCTAATGGATGAACCACTAGCACAAACAGAATTAGATGATGATGCAGCTTGCGATAGCTGTGTAATTTAACAAGAGAGAGAATTAATGTCAGTATTCAATTCAAAAAATAAAGCAGACCACACTAAAGCGTTAGCGTTTCTAGACCCAAATGGCGGTGTAGCAATTCAACGTTATGATATGCTAAAATATAAACAGTTTGATAAATTAACAGATAAGCAATTGGGTTTCTTTTGGCGCCCTGAGGAAGTAGATGTTCTTAAAGATGCTAATGACTTTAAAAATCTAACAGACCATGAGCGTCATATCTTTACATCAAACTTGAAACGACAGATTCTACTTGATAGTGTACAGGGTCGCGCCCCAACAGAAGCGTTTGCGCCACTAGTATCTATTCCAGAACTAGAAGCATGGATACAAACTTGGACATTTAGTGAAACAATTCACTCACGTTCATATACACATATCATTCGTAATGTATACGCTGACCCATCAAAAGTATTTGACGAAATGATGGACATCGAAGAAATCATGGACTGTGCTGACGATATTTCTAAGAACTACGATGAACTGATTGAAATGTCAGGTTACTATAATCTACTAGGCGAGGGAACTCACACAGTGAACGGTAAGAAGGTCGTTGTAGACCTATATGAAATTAAGAAGTCTCTTTACAAAACTTTAATGAGTGTAAACATTCTTGAGGGTGTTCGCTTCTATGTTTCATTTGCTTGTTCATGGGCATTCGCAGAACTAAAGAAAATGGAAGGTAACGCAAAGATTATCAAGCTAATCGCACGTGACGAAAACCTACATCTTGGTTCAACACAAACACTACTAAAAATTCTACCAAAAGATGATCCTGATTATATTCAGATTGCTAAAGAGACAGAAGAAGAATGTATCAAAATGTTTGTTGATGCTGTAGAGCAAGAGAAAGCATGGGCTGAATATCTGTTTAAAGATGGTTCAATGATTGGTCTAAACACACAGTTGCTTTCAGACTACATTGAATGGATTTGCTGTAAGCGTATGACAGCAGTTGGACTAAAATGTCCGTATCAAACACCGCAAGCCAACCCACTACCGTGGACACAAAAGTGG